CGAATACTTACGAAATATTCAAAGAAGGTTCAGAAGTAATTCATATCAATCCAGACTTTAAAAAGTATAAAGGCAAATTGGATTTCATTTTTACTTCACCACCATACTTTAATAGAGAAGCATACAGTGAAGATGAAAACCAATCATATAAAAAGTATGGTTCATCATATGATTCGTGGAGGCATGGATTCCTTGCACCAACATTAGAAACTTGTGCAGAATATTTAAAACCTGGCAGGTATATGGCATGGAATATTGCAGACTTGTTGGTAGGGGGGAATTACCTTCCACTAGAACAAGACAGTAAAGACATTCTTGCATCTTGCGGATTGGAATATAAATACACAATTAAAATGGCGTTAGAAGGAATGCCAGGGCAAAACAGAATGGGTGAAGATGGAAAACCTACCTGTAAAAATTATTGTATGGTAGACGGTAAATATTTTAAATATGAACCAGTACTTGTATTTTGGAAACCAGAAGAATGAAATTTCTAGTAACAGGTGGTGCAGGATATATCGGTTCTCATGTTGTACTTAAATTAATAGAACAAGGACATGATGTCAACATTATTGATAATCTTTCTAGAGGCAGTATAGAAATTATAGATTGCCTTAAACATAATGGATGGGACGGAGAATTTTTAAAATCTGATATTGGAGATATTGAAAAGGTCGGGAAGTTTTTAAACGAAAACTCTCACGATTGTGTTATTCATTTCGCATCTTTTATTTCCGTAGGAGAATCAACAAAAAACCCAATACAATATTTTGAAAATAATGTATCACAATTTCCTAAATTTCTTTCTAGTGTAGTATTTCATGGTATAGAAAAATTCATACTTTCAAGTAGTGCCGCTGTCTATGGAGTCCAAAAAGATAACATTCCAATCAAAGAAACTGTACCACTCTTTCCCTCTAGTCCGTATGGAACAACAAAGGTAATGTTGGAACAAATGTTAGATGCATACTCTAAGAGAAACCCCAAATTTAAATTTGCAAGTCTTAGATATTTTAATGTAGCAGGATGTAATATAGACCAAAAGATAGGAGATGTTTTGTTTGCAGACAAAGAAAATTTAATTCCTATGTGTTTATCTTGTGCCGCTGGAATTAGAGATAAAATTTCAATTTATGGCACGGATTACAATACCAAAGACGGAACTTGTATCCGTGATTATATTCATGTGGATGATTTGGCAGATGCCCATATAGAAATTGTAGAACACCTAGACAATGATTATTATAATGTAGGAAATGGAGTTGGATATTCTGTTAGAGATATTGTTAATTCGTGCCTAAAGATAACTGCCCGTAAGATGGAAGTGGTAGAAAATGATAGAAGGTCGGGAGACCCAGATTTTCTATGTGCAGATGCCACAAAATTACAAAAGAAAATAAAATGGAAGCCTAAAATAAAAGATATTGATGAAATTACTAGGTCTGCTTGGGAATGGATTAGAAAGATAAAACATCTTCCTTGACAAATTCAAAAATTAAGGTATAATATAGTAATGACAAACATAAACAATCTATCATATAAAGAGTATATTATAACAGGTCTAGAAGGACTGTCTAAAAATTTCACTGTAAAAACATATAAACTTGCCGGTAAAGAAGAGTGGAAGGGATTTGAAAGAGGCAGAGATGTTAGAGTTCAAATACAATGGAAAGGCGACTGTATTTGGGAATGGATACTTGAAAAGGCCTTTTGGATACAAAGAAACACCAATAAAGAAGATAGAGTTTGGATGCGTAAATACGCAGATATAAAACTTGATGCGTGTAAAAATGCCATAGTAAAAAAGAAACCCACTACTAAAAAGAAGACGGCAAAAAATATCAAAGTAGGACAAACTCAAGATAGTTTTGAGAAAATGAAACGAAGCAAACAATGATTTTAATAGACAATAGCCAAATTTTAATAGCAAATGTATTTCAAGCAATTAAATATTCTGATATATCTGATGAGAATTTGATAAGACATATGGTATTAAACTCTTATAGGATTTATCTGAATAAATTTAAAAACAAATACGGAGAAGTAGTAATATGCCACGACTCTGCCGATTGTTGGAGAAAAAAAGAATTCCCACACTACAAAATAAATAGAAAAAGAAACAAAGACAAATCACAGCACGATTGGAAAGCCATTTTTAATTGTATGTCAAAAATGAAAAAAGAGGTAGAATTGGTTTTTCCTTGGAAAAATATATCAGTTCCAAATGCAGAAGCAGATGATATCATTGCAGTATTAACAAAATACCACCATGCCACAGAGCCGATTGTAATCGTTTCAAATGATAAAGATTTTCAACAACTTCAGCGTTATAAAAATGTTAAACAATATAGTCCACTCAAGAAATCTTTTATTAAGTGTGATGACCCAGAGTATTATTTAATGGAACATATAATAAAAGGCGATGCATCCGATTGCATTCCAAATATTTTGAGTGATGATGATGTTTTTTTAGATGAAAACAAAAGACAAAAACCATGCGGAACAAAAAAGGCTTCTAAAATTATAGAAGATTTAAATGAATGGAACAATACAGAAAATTGGAAGAGAAATCAAACACTGATAGATTTAAATAAAATTCCAGAAGATATAGAACACAACATTGTAGAAGCCTATAATTCTTGTGTTCCTTCTGACAAAAATATATACGATTATTTTATAAAAAATAAACTAGGAAAATTACTTGAAAATATACAAGAATTCTATTGAATATTTTTAAAAAGGGAGTATAATTGAGTAATGTCAAAGAAAAGAAATCATAATGATTATGATGAAGATAGAAAATCCTCAGAAAAATCTATGCGTAAGCAAAGAAAAAAGAGTAAAAGCAGTAAAAGAAGTAAAGAAAAAGATTACCTCAAAGATGTGTTGAGTGGAAATATTGACCCAGATGCATATCAAGATTACATAGAACACCGCCAGTGAATTAAATTTATAATGGAGAATATATTATGACCACCACAACAACAAGCGGATTGAAAATTTCTAATGAAACATTAGAAATACTTAAAAACTTTTCATCCATCAATTCTAACATTTTAGTAAAACCAGGAAATGTAATTTCTACAATTTCTCCTGTAAAGAATATTATGGCAGAAGCAAAGGTTTCGGAAAATTTTGATTGTGAATTTGGAGTATGGGATTTAAATAAATTCTTAGGTACAATTTCATTATTTAAAGACCCAGAGTTTTGCTTTGAGGAAAAATTTGTAAGCATTACATCTAATACAAACAAATCAACCGTCAAATATTATTATTCAGAACCATCACTTTTAACTACGATAAACAAAAAGATTGTGATGCCCGAAATAGCAGTACATTGTACATTGACAGAGGAACAACTGACAGAAATTAAAAAAGCATCATCTATATTACAGGTGAATGATATTGCCATTCGTTCTAGTGGTTCTACCGTTGAGTTGGTTACTATGGATAAAAATGACAAGTCTACGAATAATTTTTCAATAGACATTGGCAACAATACTGATGGTTCAGACTTCGTGTTTTATTTTAAATCTGAAAATTTAAAAATGTTACAGGGAAGTTATGATGTGAGAATAACAGAAAAGGTAGTTAGTGAATTCCAACACCAATCGAAAGACCTAACATATTGGGTAGCACTAGAAAGTGATTCTAAATATTCATCATGAAAACAGCACTAATCACAGGTATAAGCGGTCAAGACGGTTCTTATCTTGCAGAGTTCTTATTAGAAAAGGGATATGAAGTACACGGAATTGTTAGAAGACATTCTGTGGCAGAAAATCAAACTGCACGACTGAAACATTGTTTCGATGATTTACATTTACATTATGGAGATGTTACAGATTTATCTTCATTGATTCAAATAATTAAAGAATGTGAACCAACAGAAGTCTATAACATTGCCGCGCAATCTCATGTCCGAATAAGTTTTGACATTCCAGTATATACTGCGTGTGCAACAGGTATGGGTTTTCTTAATGTTTTAGAAGCAGTTAGAATAGTAAACCCACAGATAAAAATATATCAAGCATCATCTTCGGAAATGTTTGGCAATTGTATTGATGATGATGGATTTCAAAGAGAAACAACTCCTATGAATCCAGTAAGTCCCTATGCTTGTGCAAAAGTATTCAGTTATAATATTGCTAGGAATTATAGAAATTCTTACAATATGTTTATTAGTAATGGTATCCTGTTCAATCACGAATCTCCGAGAAGAGGTTCTAATTTTGTAACAAGTAAAATTGTTAAGGGTGCTATTGACATTGCCGCGGGAGAAGCAAAAGAACTTAGACTAGGAAATTTGGATGCTACAAGAGATTGGGGCCATGCAAAAGATTATGTTAAGGCAATGTGGATGATGTTGCAAGCAGACAAGCCTGACGATTATGTTTGTGCAACAGGTATATCACATAGTGTTCGTGATGTGTGTGAGTATGTTTTCAGAAAACTTAATATGGACTACAAGGATTATGTTGTTTTGGATGAAAGATTTTTAAGACCAGAAGAACTAAAAGATTTAAAGGGCGATGCTACAAAACTTAGAACAGAATTAAATTGGCAACCAGAACATACATTTGAAACTCTTTTAGATGATATGATGGTAAGTGATGAAAATTATTATAAGGCATTTAAAGATGTTCATGTGCCTTATGATTCGGTAAGATAACTATGACTACAATGACTAAAGATTTTTTATGGGTCGAAAAATATAGACCTTCAACAATAAATGAATGTGTATTACCAAAAGACATTAAAGATACTTTCAACGGAATAGTTGAAAGTGGAGAAGTTCAAAATCTTCTTTTGTCTGGTGGTGCGGGATGTGGGAAAACCACAATCGCAAAAGCACTCTGCAACGAATTAGATATCGATTGGATTTTAATTAACTGTTCTGAGGATGGAAACATAGACACACTTCGGACTAAAATTCGTAACTTCGCTAGTAGTGTTTCAATTGCCGGCGGAAGTAAAGTAGTTATACTTGACGAATTTGATTATGCAAACGCACAAAGTATGCAACCCGCGCTCCGCGGCTTTATTGAAGAATTTGCCAATAACTGTAGATTCATTCTTACTTGTAATTTTAAGAATAGAATTATTGAACCTTTACATTCTAGATGCACAAATATAGAATTTAGAATACCAAATACAGAAAAACCTAAAATGGCTGCTCAATTCTTAAAAAGAATTGAATATATTTTGGATGAAGAAGGTGTCGCGTATGAAGAAAGAGTACTAGCACAATTAGTAATGCGCCACTTTCCTGACTTCCGTAGAGTAATAAATGAATTACAAAGATATTCTGTAGCAGGTACAATAGATATTGGTATTCTATCCAAAGTGGGTAGTATTAAAATCGATGAATTGACTACTGCAATGAAGTCAAAAACATTTTCGGATGTTCGTAAATGGGTGGTAGAAAACTTAGATAATGACCAAACCAGAATATTCAGAAAGATTTATGATGGATTGTATAAAACATTAGAATCTCAAAGCATCCCAAGAGCAATTTTAATTTTAGCAGAATATCAATATAAGTCTGCATTTGTGGCAGACCAAGAAATTAATATGACTGCTTGTCTAACAGAACTTATGGTGGAGTGCGAATTTAAATGAGCAGATTAAAAGGTGGATATAAACCGATACCACCAGAAGTAACAATTAAAGAATCGCCTATTGATGGCTTGGGTCTTTTTTCAGTCGAATCTATTGAAGAAGGAATTATAGTGGGTCTGACACATAAAAGTGAATTTAATTTTGAAGATGGGTATATTAGAACACCATTGGGTGGATTTATAAACCATTCTGACCATCCGAATTGTAGATTAGTTCCCAGAGCAATTGACAACGGCCATGTTTTATATTTAGAAACATTAAGAACAATAGAATCGGGTGAAGAATTAACAACGAAATATTCAATAGGGAGGTATTAAGATGGCCAAAGGATTTAAACCCCATGGCGACTTTGTTGCGGTAGAATTTATAGGTAAAGGTGAACAAACAGAAACTGGATTATATGTTAAACCAAGAGAACATCCATTTTATTGTAAAGGTAGAGTAATTTCTATTGGTCCAGGAGAATTAAATCAACAGGGAAAAATACATCCTGTTGAATTTAAAGAAGGGGACTACATCATCTATGATAAAAGACAAGGTGTCGAAGGATATATGGGGCTTGCTTTAGTTAAAGTGCAATCCATAATTGCGATTGTAGATAAAGACACAGACATATCATGAAACTTGGTGATTATCTAAAAGCAATAAATTATACTAAAGAATCTTTAATGGATTCAGAGGACTCATATATTGAAAAAGAATATTTGCCGTTTATTGTAAACAGGTGTTTGTCTTTTTTTCCAGATACTATTATTCAAGCAAATGAAATGAACTTACATAACGACATAGACAAAAAGATGCAATTTGATTTTCTTATGGGTACTATAAGAAAGAGCAAGAGATTTAGTCCGTGGCTTAAAGAGGAACTTCCAGAAAATATTGATATTGTAAAAGAATATTTTGGTTATAATAATAAAAAGGCAAAAGAGGCCCTGGTTATTCTAAAGAAAGAAGATATTGAAGAAATGAAGATAAAACTCTCAAAAGGAGGAATTTCCTAAATAATAGGAAGTACCAAAAGTGATGAGAGGATATCGTAATGGGTGATAAAATAAATATAGACCATCTGGTAGAGATTAAACTTACAGACGAAGAAGATTTTCTAAAAATCAAAGAAACTCTAACCAGAATAGGCATTTCTTCAAGAAAAGAGAATAAGTTATACCAATCATGTCATATCTTACATAAGAGGGGACGGTATTATATCGTTCATTTTAAAGAGTTGTTTGAACTTGACGGACTAGAAAGCAATATTGATGAAAAGGATATAGCGAGGAGAAATACCATAGCAAACCTTTTATCAGAATGGGGTCTTTGTGAACTAGTAGATGAAGAAAAAACAGAAGAACCAGTTTTAAGTATTAAACAGTTAAAAATATTATCCCACAAAGAAAAAAGTGAGTGGGAATTATGTCCTAAATATCATATAGGAAAGAAATATTAATTAATGGAGTGAAATGATGAAAATCGATATTCGTAATGTTAGGTGCAGATGGATTAATCTAGACAGCGCCAAAGAAAATAAAGATATGATGCTCAAGCAGTTTGAAGATATGGAACTAAAAGACCATAAAAGGTTTTCTGCCAGACAGATTGAGCCTCCACCAGCGACACCAAAATCAATCTATCATTATAGAGGTTGCGCTCAATCCCATATTGATATATTAGAGGAAGAAACCAAGTTGCCTCTTCTTATATTAGAAGACGATGCAAAGACAAATGAAAACTGGTATTCTCCTATTATTGACAATGTTCCTGAAGACACCGATGCAATTTATCTAGGAGTATCTCATGGAGATGGTAGATACATTGCACAGGATATAGGAAACAATCTTGCTTCAATTAAAGGCGTGTTTGCCACTCATGCAATTCTTTTTCTAACAGAAAGATATAAAGAAGCAGTAATTGAAACCGCAAAAGATTTCGTATATAATAAAAATACCCCATTTGATTTAGGATGTGCAGGATTGCAACACAAATTTAATGTCATCACCACACACCTTCCCATATTTTATCAAGCGGATGACAGGACGAGCGCAAACAAATGGGAAAATCTCACTCGACAACCACTAAGAATGTTAGCACAAGGTGCAGGTGTATTAGGACCTGGATTTGGTGCAGGACCACAAGGAGCGAATTAATGATATGTTTTCCACGATTAGGTGATTATGGTTATCTCGGTAATGCAATGTTTCAATATTCTGCATTATTAGGAATTGCTAACAAACAAGGATATGAAGTATATTACGACCCTACAAAGAAAGGTAATATGGTAACACTTCATGATGAATTTAATATCAGCAAATATACGAGTATGCCTCACCATGAACAAGTCCATGCAATTAGAAAGATATGGAAAGAACCTAATTTTCATTTTAATGAAGAAGCATTTTCTGTTGAAGAATATACAGGATTAAATGGATATTTTCAATCAGAAAAATATTTTAAACATATTGAAGATGATATTAGGTCAGAATTTAAATTTTCAAACGGTATAGAAAAAGAATGTAAATCTAAATTAGACCAAGCACATGGAGATAATAAAACTGTTATTGGCGTTCATGTTCGTTTGGGGGATTATCAAGCACTGGAACATGTATATGTTCCTCTATTGAAAACACCATATTATAGTTCTGCAATAGAGTATATTAATAATAATGTTGACGGAGAAAAAACATTTGTAATATTTAGCGATGGAATGGATGTTTGTAAATCAGTATTCCGCGGTGACGAATTTGCCTTTGCAGAAGGTGGAACAGCAATACAAGATATGTGTCTTATGAGTATGTGCGACCATAATATTATATGTAATAGTTCTTTTAGTTGGTGGGCGGCATGGTTAAATGTAAACAAAAACAAAAAAGTCATTGCACCTACCGAATGGTTCGTTCCAAATGAAAAAGACCCAAAGGATACAAAAGATTTATATTGTGAAGACTGGATTCGTCTGTGATTAATATTGTAATACCAATGGCAGGATTGGGAAACAGATTTCAAGTTGAAGGATTTGATAAACCAAAACCACTAATTGACATTAATGGCATCCCAATGATACAAAGAACAATAAACTCTTTGGGAATAGATGGAAGATATATCTTTATCACAAGAAAGACTGATTATTCCAATGATATAAATTCTATATTAAAAGAAATAAAGCCGGATTGTATAATCGAAGAAATTGATTATTTAACGGAGGGCCCTGCATCAACATGTAACTTAGTATCCAAATACATTAACGATGATAATCCTTTGGTGATAGCAAACTGTGACCAAATCATGTGGTGGTCGGGTTCTAATTTCATTTCTAGTTGCGCCGCTTCTGATTGTGATGGGACGGTAGCCACATATACATCTCAAATAACAAAAAATAGTTATGCCAGATTAAATAAATTTGGTTATGTAGAAGAATTAAAAGAAAAAGAAGTCATTAGTGATATTTCATTAAATGGTATACATTTTTGGAAAAGAGGGATTGACTTCATTGAAAGTTATGATAGAATGGTAAAGTTGAATGATAAAGCACCCAATGGAGAATATTATGTGTCTTTGAGTTACAATCATATGATAGAAAGTGGAAAGAAGGTCGGAATATACCACATACCAAATTACCAACACAATTCCGTTGGTACACCCGATGATTTGAGAGAATATATTAAAAATGAAAATGCATAAGATAGACGATATGACAAGAGGTTGGTTTATTGGAAATTTTGAACCATCTGTTCTAAGAACAAAAGATTTTGAAGTTGGAGTTCTGACACATAAGAAGGGTGAATATTGGCCGCCACACTATCACAAATTTAGTGATGAGTATAACTTATTAATAAAAGGTAAAATGGTAATACAAAAGAAAGAATTAAACGAAGGTGATATTTTTATTATAGAAAAGAATGAAGTTGCAGACCCAGATTTTTTAGAAGATTGTATAGTATTGGTAGTAAAGGTCCCCTCTGTTGTAGGAGATAAAGTATTGGTATGAGATATAAAATGAAATTCTATAGAGAAAATATTAATGAAGAAAAATATATCATTGCGACATATCAAATGTCGTCAAAAACAACTCTTAAAGATGCCGCCTGGAATTTGGCCATCGGACAAAGTGTTGGCAATCCCAATGTGAGAAATTCTTGGGAAACTGATGAATTGTTTGAAAGAAATTCTTGTATTATTATAGGTGATGAGAATTATTTAGATTCGCTGTCTGATGGTGTTGTTGAGATTGCTTTCCCTGTTGTAAATACAGATTGGGATAATGACGGCATATCCCATTTACTTTGCCAACTAATGGGCGGCCAAATGGATATTGATATAATTACAAAGTGTAGACTCGTTAACATTCAGTTTCCTAAATGTGTTGAAGAAAGGTTTCTCGGCCCCAAATATGGAATATCTGGTATGAGAGAATTTACAGGTCAATATAATAAACCTTTATTTGGTTCTATTATTAAACCAAAAATTGGTCTAATGCCAGAGCAACTTTTGGATATGACTAAACAACTTGTGGACGGCGGGGTTGATTTTATTAAAGAAGATGAAATTATGTCTAATCCATCTTTTTGTTCTCTTGAAAATAGAGTTGAAATGATTAGCAATTATATTAATAATTGTGGTAGAAATGTTGTATATTCTTTTTGTGTGAATAGTGACCCACATGCAATTTTAAATAGAGTAAAGTTTGTCCACGATAATGGCGGAAATGGAGTCCATCTAAATGTTTGGTGCGGTCTTGGTGCATACAACTCTGTCCGTAAATTAGATTTACCAATTAATATTCATTTCCAGAAGAGTGGTGATAAAGTATTCACCGATTCTTCCCACAGGTTTGGTATCGATTGGGATGTTATTTGTGATATTGCAGGACTGATTGGTGTTGATACTATTCATTCTGGAATGTGGGGCGGTTATTCAAGTGATGATGAAAACGATTTAAGAAAAACATTATCCATTCTTCGTTCTAGAAATGTCATCCCCGCATTAAGTTGTGGCATGAAAGCGGAATTAATTGAACCAATCAATGATAAGTTTGGTATCGATTATATGGCAAATGTTGGCGGTGCTATTCATGGTGACGAAGATGGAACAACCGCAGGTGCATCAAAAATTAGGAAAGCAATAGAAAAATATGACAACACATAATAATTCTATGATATACATTGCACACAGAGGAAATATAAACGGAAGAAATGTCGAAGAAGAAAATCGACCAGAATATATTTTAAATGCTCTTGAACATGGGTATGATGTTGAAATAGATATTCGACACCACAACGGAAGAATATATCTGGGACATTCTGAACCCCAATATAAAATCGATAAAGATTTTTTAAAAGCAGATGGATTATGGATTCATTGTAAAGATATTAAGGTGGCAGAACGAATGTTAGAATGGGATGAAGATATTAATTGGTTCTGGCATCAAAGAGATTATATGACAATTACAAGTAAGGGTCATGTTTGGTGTTATCCAGGAAAAGAAATACGAGGCGGAATAATAAATGATTTCGGTCAAAACTATATTACAAAAAAGAATATAGCCGGTATCTGTAGTAATAATATTGAAGATTGGAAAAATCTATGAAGACAGCAGTTTGTATTTCAGGACAACCAAGATTTTTTGATGTTGGCCAACACTTCATCTATAATAATATTATAAAACCAAATGACTGTGATGTTTTTCTTCATGGTTGGTATGACAAAAACAAGCCTGGAAGTCCTTATTCTTGTGCTTCATGGAATGAAGGCATGAGTGATGTTTCGGGTGAAGAAACAGATAGAATTCTGTTAGAAATGTATCAACCGAAGTTATATACATTTGAACCAGAATATAAAAGTTTTCCAACACCAAGAGATATTGAAGAATATGAAACAAAAAATACAACTGATGCAACAGCCAATATTATATTCAGTATGTTTGATTCTATCTGTAAAAGTATTAAGTTAAAAGAAAAATATGAAAAAGAAAATGATTTTACATATGATTGTGTGGTTAGGTTAAGATATGATTGTGCGGTAATTGATTCTGTTGATTTTTCTAGTATATCCCAACACGAAGATTTTGACAATTCAATTTATTATTGTGATGTAATTAGAAATCCTAATGTAATGTGTGATTATTTTAACTTTGGAAGTTCAAAGAATATGGATAAGTATGCCGAAATCTTTGATAATTTAGATTCCTATTGGAACGAAGATAAAGCATTACTTTGTGGGGAAGAGATGTTGACTTATCACATAAGACAACACAATAAATTTAATACTATTGGTTTGCCAATCAGCACCTTATTGATTAGAGATAGAGAATTGAAAAATCAAAATTTTGGTAGAGTATATCCTCAGAGTGTAAGCACATGAAACTGCCGGTAAAATTAGTAGGAGCAGACAAAGAAACTCAAGATAGAATACGGACTATTTGGGGTCCAAACGAATACATGAATCAAGACACACAAAATAAAAAATTGTTTATGGTAGGTAACGACCCTTGTTGGACAGACCCTAAACAAATATCACCCAATGAAGACTCTAATTGGATATTAGACGAAAATGGAATTAAAATTTTTGTTGACCATCTACTGGTAGAAGGTCTTAAATGTCAAGACAAAATAAAGTATGCATGGATATATGAACCTACTGCAATAATAAAACCATTCGTAGACCATGTTAAGGATAATGTAGAATTGTATACAAACAGTTATAATAAAATCTTTACCCACAACAAAGAATTGGCAAGTCTTCATGAAAATATTATTTTTGTAGAACCAGGATTCCCCAGTTGGATTGAAGAACCACAAATACACAAAAAGACAAAATTGGTTTCTATGATAACATCAACAAAAAATTTCTGCGAAGGACACAGACAAAGAATAGTTTGGGCAAATAAACTTCAAGGAAAATTAGACCTATTTGGTAGAGGACACAATCCAATTGTAAAGAAAGAAGAGGGGCTTTGTGATTATATGTTTTCTGTGAGTATGGAGAATGATGACACAGAATTATGCTTCACTGAAAAATTATTGGATTGTTTCTTAACTGGAACTGTTCCAGTTTATTGGGGATGTAAAGGCATAACTGAACTGTTTGATGATAATGGAATCATATGGTTAAACAATGATTTTAATGTTGACAATTTATCCGAAGACCTGTATAATACAAAATTAGAAAGTATAAAAAGAAACTTTGAAACTGCTGTGAACATCAACAAAGGCATTTCAGAAATGTTAGATTTATTTGTAGACAATCATATAATGAAAGAAGAAGAATCATGATTCTTGTTACAGGCGGCACAGGACTATTAGGAAAAACATTATCAAAATATTTGAATGGTGATGATATCTTATGGTTGGGGTCAAAAGATGCAGACCTTAGAGATGTAAATATTACAAAAGATTTGTTTGAATTTTATAAACCATCTACAGTTATACATTTGGCTGCCAAAGTTGGTGGAATTTTAAGTAATGTAAAACACCAATATGATTATTATATTGATAATGTTAGAATTAATACTAATGTTATTGATGAATGTATTAGAACGCAATCAAAGATTATTGCAATTTCTAGTTCTTGTGTGTATCCTGCAAATGCAAAAAAATATCCACTAACAGAAAAACAAGTACATGAAAGTATGCCAGAACCAACTAATGTTTCTTATGCTTATACAAAAAGAATGATGGATATTCAATTGAAAGCCGCGAGAGAAAATTATGGAATAGATTCAGTTATTCTTTATCTTGGAAATCTTTATGGAATAGATGACCACTATAATGATACGGAAAGTCATTTAGTCCCTGCATTAATTTATAAGTTTCACAATGCCAAAATAAACAAAAAAGAAACAGTAGAACTGTATGGAGATGGAACACCATTAAGACAATTTACTTTATCTGATGATGTGGCAAAAGTTATTAGTAAATTTGTTACAAACTATATTCCGGGTTCATATAATGTATCTTGTCCAGAAAATTTGAGTGTAAAACAAATTGCTGAAATTGTAAAAGATACCGTTGGTTACAAGGGTACTATAAAATTCAATGGGCAATATAATGGAGTTCACAGAAAAGATGTAAATTGTTCTAAATTATTAAAACAACATGATGTTAATTTTACCCCACTAAAAGAAGGTGTAAAACTTGTGTATGATAAAGTGAAGGATTCATTATTATGTGGAAGTTGATGAGCGACAATGCAATAACCAAAGAAGACAGAAATGCCATGGCAGATTTCATTTCTTC